CCTGTAGAAGCTGCTGATACTTTATCCTCTAAACAAACTATGCGTTTATTATTTGCCTTGTCAGAAGGACAGATAGATAGTGTAGAAGACATTCTAGTAAATAGTGCAAGTATTAGTAACTATAGTTCTACTATAGACTACGAAGTCAGACAAGGTACAGTTGACCAGACTGTTATTAAAGGTTTCTCTGAGGTAGAAGCCCCTTTAACTGGTGGTGGTGTCTTTCCAGTTGAGTTAAAATATAATATTGAGCATATCTATTCACTTTTAGGTATGTATGATGCGGCTAGAATTAACCTAACTATTCCTAGATTAATGCAAGTAACAGACCTAGGAGACCGAGTAGGTTACACAGTTACTCTATCTGTTTATAAAAGACATCAACCATTTGGCGGTAGTCCAGGAAGTTGGCAATTAGCTAGTACTATTACTAAGAATGGTAAATGTACTAATCCTTATTCATGGGATGTAAGATTAGAAAAGCCAGATACTACCGGAGAACTTGATTCTTGGGGCATTATGATTGTCCGAGATTCTGCTGATGATTCAAATGATAAACATTATAGCACTACAGCTTTATCTGCTATTACTACTATAGTTGAATCTAGTCTGACTTACCCACATACAGCTTTAGTTGGTGTTACTTTAAAGGATGCTGCTCAGTTTGGTGGTTCCATTCCTGAAATTAAGTTCAAAGTTAAAGGTATTAAATTACCTTTACCCGTTAATTATAATCCAACTACTAGGGCTTATACTGGTGTATGGAATGGTGCGTTCAAGTCAGTTAGAGAATATACTGATAACTTAGCTTGGATAACTTACTGGGTTCTACGAGAACATGGTTCTACTTTCTTAGACTCTGAATGGGGTTTAGAGATTGCTGCTAGTGATATTGATGTAGGTTCCTTTTACTTGTATGCTCAGTACTGTGACCAGTTAGTATCAGATGGTAAAGGTGGTCAAGAACCTAGATATACAGCGCACTTTCAGTTTATTGAAAGAGATAATGTTCCGACATTTTTAACTTACTTGTTAAATCTAGGTAATGCTAACTTCTCCTCTAATAGTCTAGGCCAGATTTCAATTATCTGGGATGGCGCAGGCCAAAGCATTACTAAAGTAGTATCTAATGCTACTGTAGTTGATGGTGTTTTTGAGTACTCATCTAATGACCTAGAAGGTAGAACTAATCTAGTCAATGTAACCTATGCTAGAGAAGAACTATTTGGTGATAGTGATACTGCTACTCATTATGAACAGACTTTAATTGACAGATATGGGTTGCAAACCTCAGACGTAGTATTGTTTGGTTGTAAAAGTGAAGCACAAGCTTTGAGAAAGGCTAGAGCTGTTCTTTATAATAACTGCTATGCTACTGATTTAGTGACTTTTAGGCAACTATTCCAAGGTGCTACTTACCAAATCGGTGAGTTAGTTTCTGTTATGGATAGTGATAATGTTGTAACTGACCCTAAACATGGGATAATTACTGGTAGTTCGCTTTCAGCTGGCACTACAACGCTGGCTTTAGACCGTTCAATAGTTTTAACTAATGCTAGTTATACCATTCAGTTTATCGGTAATGATGGTACTACATTCTTATCGAAAGCAATTACACAAACTAATGGCTCATTCTCTAGTGTTACTTATACTGGAAGCGAAGTACCTTTTGTTGGTGGAACTGTGTTGTTCTCAACTACAGCTTTAACTCCTAGAACAGTTAAAGTTATCAAGGTTGATAAAGATGATGAACACGTTTATACAGTTACTGGGTTGACCCATAACGAGTCTAAATATAGTTATATCGAGACAGTAGGTTCTATTGCTACGCCTTCTGGTAGTTTCATTAACTTTAATAACTTTACAGTTCCAGCTGTTAGTAATATTACAGTAGATGAAGTGTTCTCCTCTAATGGTGTAGTTGAGTTTTCTAAACTAGCTGTTGACTGGGATTGGAATGTTAGTGGTACTGAAGACTATAGAGCTACTTTTGATATTTCTTACCGTAGAGATAATCAAGAATATCAGCAAGCCAGAAACTTAGGTACATCTGACTTTGACATTGAGTACCCACTTCCAGGTGTCTATGATATTTATATCTGGGCTGTTAATCCTTTTTCTGGGTTGCGTTCAGTTGTAACTACTGTAGCTTATAACTTTAGAGTAGCTTCCGCAACTTCTACTTTGCTGCCGCCAACTAATGTAGTAGTTCCTAATACCGCTGGAGTTGTATTTCAGCAAAGAGATTTGCCGCTGACTTGGACTTTTCCAACTGCTAATGAGACTAAACTAGATAAACTTAAAGACTATGTAGTTCAGGTCTTAGATTATGCTACAAGTACTGTTAAAGGAACTTACACAGTATCTCCTAACACAGCTAAAGGCGGTGATTTTCTACTTACTTTTGCTGAAAATGCTGCTATCTTTGGAACTTCTCAGAGACAGTTTAGAGTTAGAGTTTTTAGTAGAGATTTAGTTGGTGATTTATCTAATTATGTTGAGGTTGTTCCTAATAATCCAGCCCCTGTTCTTGATGTTACACCTACTGTAAGTGCTGTTTTTGGGGCTGCTTATATAAAAGCAACTATTCCAAGTGACCCTGACCTTGTTAGTTATACTTTTAAAAAGTATTCTGCCGCTACAGGTGGTACTCTTCTAGGAACTATAACAATTGTTAGTAACTATGTTGATTTTGAAGCTACTGCTGGTACTGAGTATTTCTATACCGTAACTCCTAATGATAGTTTTGGAACAGGAACTGAAAGTACTAGAACCGCTAGTACTGCTTTATCTGTAGACCCAGATACTTACACTTATACTGGTTTACAATTTACCCCGAATAGTCCTGCTAATAACTATATAACTTGGAGTTCTTTTGTAGCTATAAAGAATGGCTCTACAAACGTAACAGTTAATGCTGGTAATGCTCAATGGACTACTGGAACTCTTTATCTATATTACATTCCTGGAGATACTACTTTTCATAGTACAACTTCAGCCACTACTGCTATTGCTGCTGGAGGTAGAATTCTTGCTACTTATAAAGGTGGTACAGAGATAACTGCTGATGCAGGTAAAGCATTTATAGACGGAGACCAGATTATTGCTGGCTCTTTACTAGCCAGTGCTTTGACTACCGATGTTGCCTATATTACTAATATGGCACAGATTGGTAACATCTTAGAAAGTGATAACTATAGTAATGCTGGGATTTTTTCAGGGTGGAGATTAGATAAATCAGGTACATTATATGCTAACGGCATTATTATTAAGGATTTATCTGGCGATACTGTTTTAGCCAGTGGTTCAGGTCTTTGGGAAGGCACTACTAATTGGTCTGGTGTAGGTGGGGTAGGTAAGCCGGCAGATAATGCAACTGTTGGTGCAAATAGCTCTAATTTAGCTATAGGTACTAGTACAAATGTAATTAAAAATTCTGATTTTTATAATGCCTCTTTATCCGGTTGGAGTATCACGGGTATTCATTTATTAACTGGTATTACTATAGGTGTAGATTTGGGTGGATGGTATCCAGTAGGTGGTCATGCTGGTTGGATTCATCAAGATAATGCAAATAACCCAACTGGATATGTTGACTTTGGTACAGAGAATATACCTGTAATAGCTGGTACTAGATATGAGTACCAAGGAAAGACTGGAGCGCATCGTTGTCAAGTAGATGTATTTGTATATTGGTTTAATAGTGCTGGTTCTGTAGTAGGTAATACAGCATTAGTAAGTAATAATGCTGAAGCATCTGGGGGTACAACTCTTGCTGGTTATAAATGCCATTATGGTTTTGGAGTTGCACCAGCTAATGCAGTTTTTGCAAGATTTGTTATTCGTAAAAACGGAACTTTTGCTGGTCAAGGCGATAGTTGGGCATTTTTCACACAAGCCTATTTCGGTACTGCTTTAGCAAATCAAACAGAAGCATCTAGTTGGTCTGCTGGAGGTTCAGCCGGTGCTTTTGCAAACTTAAACCTAATAACCAGCAATAACACAACAACCTATATCGACTCTGCCAATGGAAAAGTTTTAAATAACTTACAGCAATGGGCAGAGGTAAATGGGGCAACAAAACCAGAGGATAACGCAACTAAAAGCAGGGTATTTCAACAAGCGACCGCACCAACCAGCGGCATGACTTTGAACGACCTTTGGGTGGATACAACCACCCTTAATCCTGCTGTTTACCGCTGGTCTGGTGCTAGTTGGATGCTTGCGGGTGATATTACTGCCAATAACACAGCGGCTGGTATTGCTGGGCAAGGCGCATTAGCTACAGCAAATAGTGCAAATTGGTCTGCTCAAGTAACAGGAACAGGAAAACCTGCTGATTATGCAGATGTAACTAATTACAACGACACAAGAGTTTCTAATGTTATTGAAGAAAATAACACCTTATCAGTTTCTCGTCCTGTAGGCGCCAGTTTTAACAATAATCAACTCGCTGTCACAGGCATGATTAGGATTATATTACCGCAAGGTTTCACTAATACGATGATGAAATTCACGGTGAATGTCTATACCTACAGCCAAGATAAATCTTTTAGTCTGAACTTGGCAGGTTATAACCACTATAACTCAGGAGCTTGGTACAGCACAGAAGCCAATCTATTGGGTTCAACAGCTGCAGACAACAGAGTTAGGTTTGGTTACGATTCTACTTTAGGTAAATGTTGTATCTATATCGGCGAACCCACAAGTTCTTGGAGTATTCCTAAAGTAATGGTTAAAGATTTTATTGCTGGGTATTCAAACTTTGCACGAAGTCAGTGGGAAACAGGTTGGGCGATTGATATTGTTACTTCTGCACCTCAGAATGTATCACAGGATTATGCAGATGCATTGATTGATGCTGCTAGTATTAGAAACCAAGGCGCTTTTGCAACTGTTAGTAAGCTAACCGCCAGCAATGCAACTACATTTATTGATGATGCTGCTATTCCAGCTGCTTTGATAGGGAGTATTGCTCTTGTAGGTACAAGTAACTTTAGTGTTAAGTCTGGGACTGCTGGTGCTAGAATGGAAATGGACAGTCAGGTTATTAAAATTTATTCCAGTTCTAACGGCATTGACGTACTACGTGTTAAACTTGGTAATTTGAGCGCATAGGAGGTGGTATGAGTTATGGATTACAGGTTTTTGACAGTAGTGGTGGTACTTTGCTAGACACTACTGACAGAGTAATGACGTTATTTGGCATGTACCCTCTTACATTATCAGCCCCAACAAGTAGTGCGCCAGGTATTTTTATAGTCAGTACTCCAGGTACTTTAACAAATGGTGAATTTTCTGGATTTATTAATACTAATAGGTGTAAGATTGACGTATCCAACGACCAGACTACTATTACTATATATCCCTATTATCACGTTCCAAATACGGGAGTGTCAGCATCGTATTATACATATGAATTGGAGGACCCCTATCTTTATATTTTCAGGTATTAATTATGAGTTATGGTTTAACGATATTAAACACATTTAATAATATCCAAATAGATTCTAGTTATAAAAATTTTCAAGTTATTGAAAGCGGGAACAAAGTAACTGGTGTTACTAATTATCACGACGTTCAACAACCTCTTGGGCTTAATCAAATACCTAGTGTAGGGTCAGTACATATTATACCTAAAGATGCTTTTTTGTTTATAAATCCAACCATTAGTAGTTCTACAATAGGATGGGTTTGTAATTATATGGTAGAATCTCCAGATACACCTAATATACCAACTGGTATGAAGTATTGTATTATACAGGCTGTGCAGAATTTACAAGCTCCTCCTATTCTTACAGGTTATCCAAACCCAATAGGAAAATGGTGTCCAAATACCGGGACATATGCAGTTCCATATACTACAACTGCTTGGTTAAATAGACCCTACAGACATATCAGAAGTACTACACCCAATAATCTTATTACAGCTACCTATGATTATAAAGTCGCTAAAATAGTAGATATAGCCGATGTCCTTACAAATGGATATGGGTTAGATGTTTTTAAAGAAAACGGAGATTTATGTTATAGTTCATCCATACCACCTTTACGAATACTGGGGGTTATTAATACGAATTCAAGTTCTGGAGTTGAAGTTAATTATAGTTTTCCAGGTGAGGATACTGTATATTTTAATATAATAAATTCTGGATTTATTTGCGATTTAAGAGGTACTACTGGTATACATAGACAGATTTTCAGCGGTTTTATAAAAGAAACAAATAATTCCGGTAAGATAACTGTTATTCAAGGTGGTTCTGCTACAGGCGCTCCGACATATACACCTAGTACTGCAACGGGAGGTGCAAATGGAAGCGCCAATAATAATTATATATTTGTTAAATAAAGGAGACAATTATGGTAAAATATAGATTGACTTTGACCGATACTGGTTTAATAACTTCAGCTATGTGTATTAATGATATCGTATTACCCGATACTCTTGCTAGTGTAACATACGATTCTGACACTAATTTAGATATTCTTAATACCTACTATAAAGATGGTCTTATTAAAAAATTACCAATAAAACCTTCTAACTACCACATCTGGAACCTAGAAATAGAGCAATGGCAAGAGCCTGAAAATTATCAACAGTTACTATTCGATGAAGCAGCTAGTAAAGTAAAACAAGAACGTCAACGGTTACTAACTACAACTGACTGGACAGATACAGTATCAGCATCTACGAGATTGGAAAACTACAATGCTTGGCAGTTCTATCGCCAGCAACTTAGAGATATAACAACACAGGAAGGCTATCCATTTAATGTTATCTGGCCTACTCAGCCAGTATAGGAGCTATTATGTCACTTGACCCTATAACAGCAGGGTTTGATCTAGTTAAAACCGGCCTAGACAAGTTCTTCCCTGATGCCGATACAGAACTTAAAGGTAAGCTAGAAGCCGCAGCTACTGAAATTAACAATAACTACCAGTTACAACTAGCTCAGATAGAGGTAAATAAGGTAGAAGCTGGTAGTTCTAGTCTATTTACCTCCGGTTGGAGGCCATTTATCGGTTGGATTTGTGGACTTGCACTAGCTTACTGCTCTATACTAGAACCACTACTTCGGTTCATAGCTAATGTACTATTTGGCTATGCAGGCTCCTTTCCTACTATAGATACAGATATAACTATGCAAGTTCTACTAGGTATACTAGGTCTGGGAGCTATGCGTAGTTATGATAAGGCACAGGGTACTGTTAGAAAGTAGATTAGGTACTGAGAATGGCGTTATTTGCTAATTTTCGCATTTAACGCTGTTTTTCTCGTCACCCTCTCCAATGGCCTGTTGTATGAATATCGCGTTATCAGCGTCATTCTCGTTGATATTTTCGTCATCATCGACCGTTTCACAAGCCAATTTAACGTTTTCCAGCTCTCTAGCTCTTAATCTTTCTAAATAAGTTGACATAATAGCTCCTGTTGTAGTTGAAGCTATTATACCAGAACTATTTGCGGATAATAAGAGTAATACTAGAAACATTCCTACCTATTGACTTCAAAGTATAAGAAAGTTTTAAGTTTGTACGTTCATTTATAGCTTGGACGGAAGGCTTAATAACTTTCTGGTTTAGGTTCTTGAACTGAGGGTACTCTCCATCTAGGAAACCTAGTAATCTTTTAAACTCTGCTATTTCAAATGTCTTAGTACCTGCTTTTGCCCATTTATTAGCTACCCTATATAATCTTAAGGCGTGAAGTTTATCTAGGTCACAGGTATCTGATAGAAAGTATTTAGAATAATGCTGGTCTAGGCTAAATTGTGATAGTAAGGATAGGATATCTTTACTCCATTTAAGTTCTACTTGGGATGTTTCTGGGTTATACCTACAAGAACTTACCCAGTTTATAACTGTTCTGCTCCTTTCATTCTGTTCTGGGTCTAGTAGAGATGATTTTAGAATTACAGTTCTAGTCATTAGTAGTTTACAAGCTTCAACAAGTGCTTGATAAGCCGCTTCTTCCGAGATATTGAATAGATTAGAGTAAGTTTTCTTATCTATAGTATAGAAAGTGTCTGAAGATATTGGTTCTGCTTGGTGGATTCCAGCTAGGCATAGTTGAATAAGCTTTAGCTCACTTTCAGTTAGATAATGACTGCTATCTATAATCTCATGAGCTTCGCAGACTAGATATTGTTTATTTTTTGACATATAGTTTTTTACCTAGTGAGAATGATAATCCTTTATTTGTTTTGGCTATTGAATGTATTGTTAGTAGTGTATTTTTATTTATTTCCTCTATAACTGGCAGTAGTAGTTCTTTTAACTCTGCGGGTTTTCCTGTAAAGTTTTCTATTCCTAAGATATCTACTAGAGATTCTGTATAGTTACAATGTTTCTTAAAGAAAATATAGGGGCTTAGGTATCTATATAGTTGGAGAGATAATACATTTGACATACCTTTTAGATAATCTAGTTTACAGATATGATAACTTTTACCTTCAGATTCTAGTTCTTCTGCTCTAGGATTCCAGTAGAAGATAGCATTTCCTTCTATAAATTCATAACTTAGTATCCAGCCAGTGAAACTAGGTTTTCCTTTAGGAGTTATCTCTAAAGTCTTTAGTTCTTCCATTGCTTTAGTAAAGTCTGCTAGAGTTTGTTCCTCTGAGATGTTAAATAGTTGTGAATAGGCTTTTAAAGGTACACTACAGGCTGTGTCTGGGATGTAATTATTATATGACATAACTCTTAGGAGCATTAGTATTCTTAGGTTCTCTAAGGTAAACTTACAGGTAGCTGATGTAATAGTTGATGTTTCCTTTACATATACCTCTTTTATAGGTTTTCTATATCTTCTCATTACTGTCCTCTATTTCTCATTATTAATAACACCTTCTAGTATACCTATAGTTCGTAACAACTCCTTCCTCTCCCTAGCCCAGCCCTCAACAACCTCTTCCAACCCCTCAACCAAGTCCCCTCTACCCATTTCCCCAAGTACAACTAACACTTCAGATACTACCCTATCTTCTCTTTCAATACTACTATTAGTACTCATACTATCCTCTCATCTCACTAACATCACCAAGCGTGACCCTTTCAATTATCCTCTAACAGGCATAAATTGTCAAATCAGTTTCCACCTCAAATCGCGATAATAACCTTACAGATTGTAGGGCTGTCAATGAAACTGTATGCCTGTGTCAATGAAACTGTATGCCTCAAAGTCTAATTCCCTTTCAGAATCAATCACTTGCGCGGGTCTATAAGGTTTTATAACAGTAAAAGCAACGGCACGGGCTGGTGGCTGGCGGTAGCGACCATTGCGGTAGCGGTCAATCAGCTTTGGCCTGTGATAATTCCCCACTGTTATCGCCCTGTAACCCTAAACTATAGCTATAACTGATACTAGAACTAGAGTAGTAACTTAACTATTAACCTGCCTTAGACTGTAGTTGGTATTAACTTTATAACCAGATGCTATAGCATACTGGTAACTCTGGGCTAGTACTATAAGTCTGGTTATAACTATATTACCTTAGACTATCAGCTATAGTAACCTGTAATGGACTAGTATCTGGTATTAGTTATATATAGCCCCTGCTCTAGGGTCCTAGACAGATGCTAAGCATACTGTCATTGATAGTTATAGTTATAGTGCTATTTATAACTGTATTGTAGGATTAAGACTATAGTTATCTAGTATAAGCTATATAGTAACAGTTATATTACGCAGTATTG